CCGGAATGGCGAGTGGATGCAGATCGGCCTCGCACCCGGGACCTACTCCGTGACCGCCGAGAAGGACGGCATGACCCAGTCGTTCGACGTCAAGGTCGGCATCGAGACGAAGGAGGTCATGCACCTCCTCCTCCATCTCAAAGTCCTCGATGTCCCAGATCTCGATTTCTGGGTTATGACCGAAGATGGCATTCCAAGAGGCCGGTTGGTTCCGGCTGGCTTCTCTTGTCGCCTTCCTCCAGACGCGCACATTGTGCTTAACTGCTGCGTCATTCACACTAGCAACGGTGCCTTGCTCCTTATCCCGACGCTCCGCGATCGCCCAGGCCGCCTGAATGGCTTCCTGCGAGCTTGCGTTTGACGCCCGCACCTGATGGGTGCCACGGACGGGACAACGGTAGACACTAGTGTGGTCATCAACTGTGTCGAGAACCACAGGTGCGCGAAATAGCTCCGCTACGCACAAAAGATTCTCGAGCCTCGCGCTAACTTCCGCGCGAGGGTCATCGTCTCTCACCCACACAGTGGGCATGCGATACCTTTTTTCCACGCTCTGTCTGACACAGATCTTTGCATTTTCTGGTCGGATGAGGCGGGGCCTGCATTGGCCCATGTTTCGCATGATATACGAGATGGCACGTCGGTCCAGGTCCGAGACCTCGACACCATATCGAAAGACGTTGACACCATGGAGGTGCACAAGATGCTCCGGCAGGGGACCCATCAAAGGTTCTTCCCGCCGTGCAACCAAACCCAACCCGCCCAAAGCCTGGGGAACACCCCAAGGCAGGGACCGCGCCACCCGCTGAAGGAGCGGAGTAGCTTCTTCCATGAAGAGGTCATGCGTCCGGGGCCAGCAGGCCTCAGGGACACTAGCGTATAGCTCGTTGTGCCGTGCAGCACACTCATAAGCTTTCGGCAGCTCTCTCATGTCCGATTTTTGTACCTTCAGACTCGAACGCTGGGCCCCAGAGATGAGGCCAAAATTAACATACTTCACCCACTCGAAACGACCGGGCTGGTCATCACGAGGAGGATGGTAGAGGTATAGCGTCGAGTTCATGTTGGCGAACTTCGAACTTGAGTAGACTTTGCCGATGGACGGAAACAGTCCAGCATAGCTAGAAATGACCTCCCACAGGCGGATGCCTGCGCGCGGAATCGGAAAAAGAGCATCGTCTCCGTTGATGCTCATCCGCGCGTCACGGAGAAGGATTGTGGAATTGGTTGCCAGCTCGAGTGCCCAACGCACCACGGCCGCATTCACGAGACACAAAATGGGAAAAGACACGATCGAACCCATGAGCTGTCCTGACTGTTGCTCCAGGAAATCGGCCCGTTTGCCCTCACCAACCTCAATGATGTGCTGGGTCATCGCTTTGTGGAACATAGCGGTTTGACTCTCTGTCAGCCCGAGCGCGCGCGACACTTCGTCGACTGCACACTCGGACGCCCAGGACCGAATTTGGTTGGTGGCATCGGAAAAATCGGCAGAATGGTAAACCTCTCCCTCTCGGAGGGGCCCCACACGCGCGAATAGATCCTCTGCATTGATCTCCTTCCCAATGAACTCAAACACCGGAAAGTTTCGCATGTGTCCATGTAACGCTTTTTGCACGCGCTTCAGGACAGTGTAAATACACGGCGGACCTTTTGTGATGGGACGAACCTTCAGAGATTCTGAAAGGCAAATCACCTTCACGAGAGGGATCTCGCGGTCGGCGTAACGTTCGAGCAGGTCAAAGAATCCAGACCAATGCTCACGAAAGCGCCTCGTGTTCACAACAGTGCGAACCTGGCCCTCAAGCAATGGGCCAACGGTGGAAGAGAACGAGAAGAGTTCTTCGGGGAACGGAACTTCATGAGTTCTGAGCGCCACTGCCAATTCATTACCAGAAACTAACTCAGGCTCACCCAGCTCACTGCGGAGAAGCTCCTGTGGCCGATAATCGGGGACCTCTGCAAAGGTATGACCATGCAGAAGATCACCGACAACGCCGAGGTTCCCCCGTGAGTTGTTGTAGTTTGCCGAGAAAGAAGGCATGAACGGCTCGTGCCAACGAGAATCCGTAAGCTTCGGAAACCGCATCTCGCGGATAGTCCGACGGATCTGTGCACAGAGTGACGTCTTGTCAATGACGTCGGGGGCCCCCTGGTCCAGGTAGCCCTCCCACGCCAAATCGTGAATTGTGTCTCCAGCGAATGTCACAGCTGGAGGAGTGTCCTTAACGGAAGACAACGATGCTTCCGTCGCAAGCTTCACCTCCGCGAGCCGAGCTTTGCTTGGTCGAGGCATATCCCGCTTGATCTGCAACACAGCCTGTGTGCACGACCAGGGGGCCTCCCAACCGCGCTCAGCGGCCTTGCGAAAGAAGTAACGCATGCGACGGTACACGAATCCGCCGATAAGAACACCCGGTTTGTCTGCACCGGGAAAAGGCTTTTCAGGCATTGCCTGGGGCTCTCCAGACAACTCCCCAAGCCAGTAAGCAGCAAACGCAGCCAGCTTATACTTGAGGAACTTTTCCGTGCGCGCCTCATCCGGCGGACCCATCGAGGAAACCAGGTTCAACCAATTCTGGACGGTGCTGTGTAACACGCATCGCTCATCAGAAGAACCACGGATCCATGGAGTGTCCATCGGAGTGTACGTCTCCACGTACAACCAAAGGCAGCGCGCAACCGCGCGAAGTGCAGAACGGAGATGATTTGCGGTGTCAGCGAGCCCGTATGGCTCGACCACTGACTCATCCCCTCTTCGTACTGTACGGCGCTCGTACAGGGTTCGAGGCCCCACCGTCGACAGCAACGCTTCAGCGTCAACGATGGTCGGTCCCTCAGCCCGCCCTGGGCGGCCCCCTCCCTTTAGGGGGCGCTTTTTTGAGTCCTTTGCTTTCTTTTCGGAAGACATGAGAGCAGAGGAGGTAATGTCGACTAATAACC